TCTTTCATAGTATTATCTATAAAAGAGTTGGGAGGCATTCGCCTCCCATTTTTTACTTAAGTTGTTGCTTAGGAGTTGGAGGTACTTTACCGTTTACCCAATCCCAATCATCATCTGTCATAGGAACCCAATTATTCATGGAAGTCTCCTACTTTTGGCTTGCATCTGTTTTGCTTCTTGGACACAAGACACACAAGCAACTAAAAAGTTTTTAAAGTTTTTCAGCAGCTTTGTCATACGCATCCTCTTCCGTCAAGAATTCTTTCTTAGATTTCTTTGCACCTTTAACTTCGATCTTACGCACTGGTTGTGCATCAACAATCTTGTCTAAAGCGATCTTCAACATTCCGTTTACGATCTCTGCAGATTGAACTTCAATCTTATCAGCTAATGCAAATGTACGTGTGAATGCACGATTAGCAATGCCTTTAAATAAGAAGTCAGCATCTGTATCATCTGTAGTTTTACCAGCTACGACAAGTTTATTGCCTTCGATAGTAACATCTACATCTGATTGTGAGAAACCAGCAACGGCGATCTCGATAGTATATTTGTTATCAGATACTTTTTTGATGTTGAATGGAGGATAGTTTGGTACGTTTTTTGTAAGCTCTTGTGTAAGCTTAGCCATTTCGTCAAATTGCTTGTCGAAACCTACGAAGAACTTATCGAAATCCTTTGTAGAAACGTTTAATACTTCGAATGGTTTTTCGAATAGTTGTTTTACTAATGTCATATTAGCTCCTATTAAGCGAGTTAGTTTATAATATTTCCCTTACCCATATGGCATAAGGTGACAGTTATTTACATGGTTACTGCCGCCATGTTCCCACCCCGATGGGGATCAGAATTCTTTACGTGTGTTTCCGATATTATACTTCGGACACAGTTCCCATTCGTCACGCTCTTTAAACGACAATACTTTGATCTGTCGTAGAGGTGCTCGATCTTTGGACTGTTCAACACTATTTATAGTCAACAAACCCCAATCCGAAAGCAAGACTGCAATCGTATTACGACGTTGAATATCGTTTTCTGTAATGGTTGACGGTTTGCCATCCAATACAAATAATTCTTTAAAATGAACGATGAAATATCTGCCTTGCTTATGTAAAATGTGGCAAGATTGATATAACTTTCTATCTTTACGAGAAGCAACACCAATTCTAGTTAATGTTTCGCGTACTTTTAGGAAATCGTCCGGCTCGTTTAGTGTAACTTCCAGCATAGAAGCTGGTGTCCACTCGACGCTCTTTTCGTTATTTTCCACCTTTGAATACCCTTTGTCTCAATTGTCCCATGTGATCGTCATTGAGTAAAGGTAAAACGGTACGAGCTTTCTCGTTGCTATAGCCATAATACTCTTTAACGACTTCCAAATCATCGGAAGAAGTAGGTTTTGCCCATTTGGCAAACCGTTTTTTCTTCCTAACTGTATTTATAAGAAAGTCGTTTTGAAGCTTCTTATCTAAGAAATGACGCATGTTCATTTCATTGGCTAACAAAACAGTATCATAGTGATAGGACAAAGACCTATTAACCATGAATGGATTATATGCTTTTTCTGAGGCATCATCTGTGATTAAGTTTTGCTTTGTGTCACAGATAGCGTTTACAAATTCAAATGGATTCATGATATATTACCAGTGTCGTATGACACCAGCCACAATAAAAATATTAGTAATTATATAACAAGCGACTATGACTGTACGAATAATTGCAACTGTATCTGCTTCTTCATTATCTTTACCAGCTTTTTCACCAAGTGCTTTGGCCCACAATCGCCACATTTTTTGCTTCTCCTTCAGCCCAGACAATCGCAGATTGTCTGGCTTCTTCTAATGTTTTGAATATGCCTACAGTGGGCAATGCTTCGTAATTACTATCTATATAGTCTACACACCATAAATCATCTTTTGGGTAAATCTTAGCTGATGTCATTTAAACTCCGCAGATGCCATAACTTCAGTCATACATGCAACAACATTAAGTTCGTGGTCGGCAACAAAAGCATTCTTATATTGATAATCTGCAAGTGTAAGGATTACTTGAGGAATTGATTGTGGTTGCAAATGATCGCTTAATACATCATAAACTTTACGGAAAATTGCATGTGGTTCTGTGTCAATATTGTTGACAACCCATTCACGCATGCCTTTAAAGTTTTTAGCTTTAAGCGCAGACATCAAATCTTGGATAGACTTGTCATTAAGTGTAACAAGAATACCTTCATCGATAGTACCTGTGATACTATAACGCTGTGCTTCGTTAAGAACACGTCTCCAATCTGGAGCATGCTTCATAATTAGTTCAGCGAGTACAGCTTCAGTATATGTAACGCCTTCAGCGTCAAGGATTTGTTTAAGGCGATTCATAAACTGACCGCACAAACCAGCAAGTTGTTGCTTAGTAAATTTGAAGTCAATCACACCACAACGAGAGTGGAGAGGTTCGATGATACGATTCTTAAAGTTACATGTAAGGATGAATCGACAGTTGTTAGCAAATTCTTCGATAAAACCACGAAGAGCAGGTTGTGTCGATTGAGGATTTAGATAGTCTGCCTCGTCAAGGATTACACACTTGTAACCTCCTTGAAGGGAAACTGTAGATGCGAATTGACGAATCTTTGTACGAAGCGTATCGATATTACCTTCTTCAGAACCGTTGATAACGATATAGTCGATACCAAGTTGTTCACACAAAGCACGTGCAACCGTAGTCTTACCAAGACCAGCAGTTCCAGTAAACATTAGGTTAGGAAGTTCGCCACTATCAACAATCTGTTGGAATGTTTCCTTTAGTTGCTTAGGAAGGATACACTCTTCGATCTTTTTAGGACGATACTTTTCTACCCACAAAAATTGATCTTGCATTCAAAGACTCCATTACAAAAATATATTATACCACAATTATGAGTCAATTGACACCCTATGCCATTTATCTTCCATTTTAATCCACAATCGATTATCTTTTCCAACAGCAAGTGCAACTTGATTGGTTACTTGTGGATTTTGTTGGAAAGCATACATGCCGTTTGGAGAAGGTGTTGATGCTTGCTTCTCTTCAGCAGTTCGATTATCACCCATTATAGTGAGTGTAGTGTTTGGTTCTGGCGCTAGATGTGAATGATCTTCGCTTGGTTTTTTAACTTCTTCGACAGTAACTTTAACGGCGGTCGCACCTGCAACCACCGCTCCTAGTACGCCGAATCCTTTAAAGAAATTACGACGTAAGGGATTCATACAAGTCTTCCACTTCAGATTGCTCTGACTTTACTTCTTGGAAATTTTGCTTGTGATAAATCTTTGCTAGCGTACGTGTATACTTCTGTGGAAGTTCATACTTATCTTTAACCATATTCAATGTCTCTTTGATTAGGTCGCGTTCTGCTTCCATACGAGTCATTGAGTTAGAGATTTCAACTAAGGCATCATACACTGCCTTACGATCTGCTGGATTACTCAGTTGTTTTGCTAGACTCATTTGCTGCTCCTTCTTGTTTACCTTCTGCAGTGCCTTCAACAGGTTTTGCATTTTGCTTGATGAACTCAATGATGCGTTCACGTACTTCGCCGACTGGTTTCAAGTCAGCACCTTTAAATACACCTTTTTCGGTGGCAAGATCGATGATCTGCACTACTACTTGTAGGTCAGTTAGTCTCATAATTATTAAGCCTCGTAAGTTGAAGATTTTTCAAGAGCAATCCAATATTCAACTGGAAGTGTCTTGTGTTGGAAGTGAGAGATAAGTTTACCAGAGATTGATACTGTATAATCACCTGGCAAAATCTTAAAGTTACTAATATCAAAATGGAATTTGAAAGTATGTCCACCGTTGTGACCTTCTACTTCAGTACCATATGAATTTGATGTGCTGTTCTTGGCATCTTGTACGCTGATAGCAATACCAGTTCCTTCAGCACTCTCTACTGTAACTGTAGAGACTGAAAGCAATGAGCAAGCTCGTTGCAATGACTTTAATACTTCTGATGTAAGCGTAAACGTTGCGTCAATCGCAGGCATCGACACATCTTTTTGTGGATATGTTAGTGAAGCCTCATCAGAGAAGAAGTAAGTCAACTTCGATTTGCCTTCAGCGATCTTTGCGCTCTTATCGCCGAGACTAATCTCAGGATCTGTAAACAAAGACATTGAAGACAAGAAATCATTGACATCATAGATGCCAAAATCTTGTGGGATAGTTTCAGTAATAGTTGCCTTAGCAACAATGTTCTTAGCTTCTGCAATAGTTTTCACTTCATTGCCAGCTCGGAACATCAAGTTTGGTTGGATGATTGCAAAGTTTTTTAAGATTGCAAGCGTGTCGTTAGAAAATTTCATAATATATCCTATAAGTTATATTGTAACTATTATACCATAAAAATGATATTTTGTACACAATTATTTTCGTGTTGTTTCAAATTCTTTTACAAGCTTCTTATGTGAATCTTCGTCACAATAGAAGTACCATTCGCGAACAACATCTTTACTACCATCAGAATCTTCTTTTGGCTCTTTTAAAATATAACCAATAATAGTACATGGTTTATTCGCATTGACATTTCGCTCAATAGAAAAGACATTCATCTTTTTAAAGTCAAATGCAAATGGTCCTTTAGAAATATTGTCGTTGATGCTTTTGATTACATCTTTGCTTGCAGCAAGTTCTTTCTTTAGTGACTCAACTTCAAGTTTTAGTTCTTTGTTCTCATTGCTAAAAACATTATTATCTGTAATAAATTTAAACATCAATCTTCCTTAGAATATTTCACATCATGCTCATACAAAAACATCAAGCAACAAAGAGCATGTGCTAAGTGATGCATTCCTGATTCAGGATCCATTTGCTCACCCATTTTCCATGCCCAAACATGTCGTTCTAATGCATCAAAATAACGGGTCTTTGATTCAGGTACATACTTCCAATTATCTGGCTCATATTTCTCTGCACCAAATGTAAGAACTTCTGCAGTGGCTTTCATCGCCAAAGGAGGTAGCAAACCATAACGTGGTTTTCCACCATCAAACTTTCGACCGCCTGTCGTTGCAGTCTGAGATGCTTTAATCAAATCCTTTTTAGTGGCCACAGTTACAACCTCCAGGATTTCTGCCCTGATGACATCCATCACTCTTACAACCATCATCACTAAAAATAATATTCCACATTCTTTGAAGGAATGTTTGCTCAACTTTAGGTTCGCTGTATTTCTGTAGATCTTCTACAACTCGATTCCAAACGTTCATTATATAGACTCCAAAACAATGAAGGAGAGAGGAGCGGTGTCCAGTCTCTCCTCCCTCCATCAACTCAAGCTATTAAACGTTGCTTGAGAATACGCTTGCACCACCAACACGTGCTGCCATTGCAATCATGCGACGGCTAGGTGTGCCTAAACGGTACTTAGTTGCCTCAGTACCATCATGCAACTTAACGCTATTGGCGTAGATGCAATGACCTTGTTCGCGAAGATTGCGAACAGAAGCTGCAGGATCCTTCAAACCGAAAGTTGCAGTGATTTGCTTACCAGTAAGTTCTTTACCTTGTGCAAATGCGGTCAATAGTTTAGCTTGCTTAGTCATATTAAAACTCCATTACATAATCACACTCAATATCACCCAGCGACCGGAAGGGGAGTGTGTAAATCCCTCCCGAGGGTGTTCTTAAAAAGGAACAGCTTTATCGTCAAACTGTTGCACTTCAATTTT